CACTTGACAATAGGATAGTCAAGGACTATATTTGATTTAGTTAGTTTCTTTTGTAGATTTATCGCTAACTAAAAAATTAATAAATCTACGGGACAACTTCTGGTTGAACTTAGAATTAAAGCTATGCAACCAGAACTGATCCCTGGTCCTGTACACCCAGCCGGAAGGGTTACAAGAGACAGGACCTGGGATCAGTTCACAACCGGGAAGTAATTGGTTGGGAAATAGTGCAGGTACTGTGTGGGTCGCTGGTGCTCCGGAGATCTCTGAGACAGCTCAAACTGACGGAGGCTGAACAGTCCACAATCACCTGCTGATCCCTGATCCATACGGTATCGCGCCCTTTAGGGATAAGCTATATGTCAGTATGGATCTGGGATCAGTGACCAATGTAATGGAAGAACCCGCAGTGGAATTACCTCTGCTCCGCTGGTCCACAAGCCTCAAGCTTCAAGCTTGACAGCTGGTGAAGGATAGTATAGGATGAATTTAGAAAGGAATAATTATGGAAACAAAAATAACAGAAAGCACATCACCTAATTACAACGGTCCAACGGACCCAGATAATGATTTTATGTGCGCAACACAATTGCAGCGTATAGCAGACTCCCTGGCGGAGATCCTAAAGCTAGTGAAGGAAGATCAAGAACGAATGAAAAAATTAAATGACTAGAAGGATCGAGAGCCCAGTGGTTTTAATTAACCACTGGCGCTGGCTCGTGGCTAATGGTTACAAGAAGGAAGCGGCAAGCTGCAAGCGCCAAGCCTCAAGCTTGACAAGACAACATTATAGGAGTATAAAGGATTATGCAAAGAAAGAAAAAAACAAAACCAACAATTGAAGATTACAAAGAAGCAATTCAAATTTTGATGGTTGACTATGCGGATGTCTGGGAGAAGACAAATACATTTAAAGAAGTAAATAAAAAACTTAGAAAATTAGGAATATGAAAACAAGTGAAGCGTGGAAGCTGGTCGGAGGTTTAAGTAAACCATCAAAGATGCCTGGATGGTCAATAGGTATACCAGCCAAAGAATGCAAAACTGGCGGCAAGCTTCAGAAGGTCCCGGGCTCAGTCTGTTACGACTGTTATGCGCTCAAGGGCTGTTATGTTTTTAAAGTTGTGCAGGATGCGCAGTATCGAAGACTGGCAGCTATATCAAATCCGCTTTGGGTTGAAGCAATGGCAACATTAATTAATTCAAAAAAGCCTGATGTGTTTAGATGGCATGACTCAGGCGATGTCCAGGACTTAAACCACTTACAAAAAATTTATAAGATATGCCAGCTCACACCTGGCAAAAGGCATTGGATGCCTACCCGTGAAGCATGGATCAAAGATCACCTTCAGGACAAGCCAAACAATTTAGTCATACGATTTAGCGCGCCCATGGTAAACCAGCGGGCGCCTGCTTCGTGGCCTCACTCTTCAGAAGTTGTTGACTCAGGGGCCAGCTGTCCAGCTGCTTCTCAAGACAACGAGTGCAGAGACTGCAGACAATGTTGGGATCCAAAAATTAAAACGGTTTCATATGGTAAGCATTAAAGAATTCCCGCGTGGAATAAATTCGGATCAGGTCATTAGCGGAGCGAACGCGACGGCGCGAGTGCAGCGTGCATCCTGGTCCGGGCCTAAAGCTTCAAGCATCAAGCCCCAAGCTCCTGAAGCATCAAGCCGCAAGCGTCAAGCCCCAAGCACAAAGGCTCAAGCTTAAAGCCCCAAGCTTCAAGCGCCATGATCCCGGACCCTGGAAAAAGTTTTACGGTGCCTGAACCGAGGTGCTCAATGCAGATGAAAGTGTTACGTGGATGCTTCACATGGAAGGCAATTTGATGTGGACTAAACTTAATTTTATTCCCTTTGCATACCTTTAATTCTACTGTGAAAAAGTGGCCAGAATTATTACAGCCCAATAGATCGGGAGTACCATGTAAGCTATTATTTTCAAGTCTAATCCAAGATATTTGCGGTATAAATTTTTTAACTTTTGCATATAATTTTCTTTCCGGTTTCAAGGGAACTTAGTAATCTTTTTGTAACTTATCTGGCAAGATAAGACTCGAGGGTTTTTCAGTTTTTAAAACTAATCTGTGAGCATTTTTACCTGGATATCCCAAAATAGGAACGGTGTTTTCATGTACTTCCATTCTCCTAATTTGATATAACTTTCCATTTCTTTCTACGTAGATTTGTGCATTCTTAATTGCGTCAGAACCTTTCGTAAATTGACTTAGAAACAATTGCAAGTCTTGTACTCTCATTACTTTTCTTGTCTCAACTTGTTAGTTAAATGCTCTATCACTTTTTTATAACCTTGCAAGAGATTTTCACTACTTTCATATTTAGAACGGAATTGTTTCCAATAATATATTTGTTGTTGTGCATCTCGTAAGATATCTTGATACATTTTAATTGTTAGATGTAGATCATCTATTTGTTTAGTTAAATCTTTCGGGCCTCTGTCATCTTTCATATCTTGACTTTATAGGATAGTTCCCTTAAATTGTCAACCATGGGTGTTCCAAAAAGATTAACAGAAATGCAACAAAGATTCGCTGAGTTCTTAGTATTCGGTGGACCTGACGGGCCAATGACTAAACGAGAAGCTGCTATCGCTGCTGGCTACAGCAAAGACAGAGCTATGCGTGAAGGATCAGAACTAACTAATCCAAAATACTCTCCACTTGTTGTAAAATATATTGGTGAACTCAAAGAAGAAAGACTTAGAAAACATGAAGTGACTTACGAAGGCCATGTTGCTGAACTTGCTAGACTTCGTGAGGCTGCACTAAAGAAAGGCTCTTTCTCTTCTGCTGTAAATGCTGAAGCGAACAGAGGCAAGGCAGCAGGATTATACATAGACAGAAAAATAATAAAAACTGGGAAACTAGAAGACTTATCAGAACAAGAATTAGAAGCAAAGATGAAACAAATTTTAGACGACTACGGACAATTAATAAATGTGACACCTAATGAATCTTCGTTATCTTCTTCACACAAGAAGTTGGAAAAACCGATCTCTCTGAAAAGTGAATAGAACCATCAGGTTCTACATCATAACCTGCAAATATTTTTACAGTATCTTGATCTTTACTAAACAACCAACCCTCACTAACAGGTGTTGCTAACTTCATATCTTTAAATTCTTTGTCTGTACCCCAACCACCCTCAGTAATGATATCGATCCAGTCTATACGTACACGCTTGTAAGGAAACGGAACCTGTTGTTTTACAGTTTTAGGTTTAGTGTAGCTATTTATTCGTCTGGATTTTCTAGGCATATAAGTTTATATCACAGATTTATTATTTTAAAATATGCATTCGCGCGCGTGAACCGAAATTTGATGGTACATATTAAAGTGTACCAAAAATAAAAAGTGTACTAAAAAGTGTCCCATAAAACGCTATATTTTATGCGGTAAAACAGTCAAAAGTACACTTGGACAGCAAATCTTCGAGTCAAAACGAAAAAAAAAAAATAAATCTGTCACAGAATCTTATAGTACAGTCTTGGACACATTTTCGTCATAATGTAGCTCCATTACTGCCATTTTGTCTTCAGCTTCTGCAATTTTCTGTAATAGTTTGTCAACTTCAGCTGTAATATCCGGATGTTCTGGTATCACCAGCTCTTGCTCACTAAAACATTGTATCTTATACAGAGCATCTTGTACTTCTGCATTGTACCTGTACATTAGAACTTTTCTAAGTTTTTCATTCATCGTTCCATTCCTCCTGTGTTTGATTACCATATTCATCTTGATATAATATCCAAGACTTCTTACCATCGTAATAATATCCTACTATTTCTTTTTCACGCTCCATTGTAAAAGTCCTCCTCTTTTATTTTTGTGTTTGCTTGTTCTTTCTCATCATGTTTTAGGTCATAATACATGTCTAATCTTTTGAGAAACTTATGTTTATATTGCCTTAATTCAGCCCCATTTACGACAAATTCTTGATAATATAGGTCAGGCGTGCATACCATGATAACTCCTTTTTGTATTGTGGAGTTGTGTACGTAGTCATGGGCCATGGCGTATGCTGCGATCTGCAGATAATAATCTTCGATCCATTCTTTCTTCTTCGGACGGTTAGATTGTTTGAAGTCAACAACAGTTTCAACACCGTTATGTAAACAGACAAGGTCTGTCGAACCTGCGTATAGACCTGGATAGTATAACGTAACTTCCGACCCATAGTATTCTTCCACAGGAGCAAGACCGATCTCAATAACTTTTTTGGCCATGGACTTCGCCTCTTGTCCGAGCCCCGTAAGATCATCGTAGCCAGTTCCGAGTACATAGTGTTCGAGGAATTTGTGCATACTAGTGCCCCGCTTACTAGATAAATTCTTGATGCGTTCTGCTTCTTGTTCTCCAACTTTGGCCTTCCAGTCTTTTAAAAATTGTTGATCTTTGGTGGCCCCTAATATCGTAGTCACACTAGGAAGTCTAGTACCATTTACATCATAGAGCCGTGTTCCTTGGTCCTCGTGACGTGTAGCATCAACATAGACGTACTTACCATTATACTTTACTTTTTTACCTATATTATGGTAATCTTCGATATCTTTATCACTCATCATTTTCTTTTACTCCTTATTATTTTAGCTTGCTTACGCCATGCCCATGCACTTAATGTACCAGACCAACCCATAATCCATATATAAAAACGTAACATTATTTCTTAGTTTTTAAATATTGAGGAGCAAACTTAACTATATTATTTAATGGTGCTTGGTCATGAACATTACCACTCACAGATATACGCGTACAATCAGACCTGTATGGTGCTACCCAGTGTTTTAACCATGCAGGAAATATAAACATATCATTTTCTTCCGGAAAGAAAGACATATAACTTATACAGTCTCTAGGTCCATTGCCATAGATAAACTGTATACCTCCAGGTCCACAGCTTTTACCTTTATACTCTCTATTCTCTCTTTTTAATTCTTCGGGTATCTGTAAGTATGTTACAAAAGACAGTTTACCATCATGATCATGTGGTGGGTTAAAGTCATTAGGCTTTTGATAATTAATCCACATCGCAGATAAAATATATTCTGGTGGTTTCTCAAAAGGTTTATTTACATATTTTTCAAAGGCTTGGTTGTATATACCCAAACACTGAGATAGTTGTGGTAGTATAGCATTTTTAGACTCTTCACCATAACCTGTTTCTTTCTCTAAAATGCCAGCCAACTTATCAGTATAATCTAATTTATTTTTTTCAGCCTCAGTCAAAAATAATTTTTTAAATGAGTCTGTTATCTTCATTCTAACTACACATGGACCCCAATTAAATATCTGTATGTTTATATCTTTTTTCATAGTTTCTTTTTTAACTCCTTTAAATAATCTTCGTTCTCTTTCTCCTCCGTTGATTTTCTATTTATTACTTTATACGTAATAATTGCGCCAATTAATAGGCAACCCATACTATAAAAAAACATTCCTATTCCATATGCTGCTGTCATTTTAAACTTATCGCCTCCCTATATTGATGTAGACTAACTACATTATCACTTTTTAAATATTCTGGTTCATAGTGATCAATTACTTGTTCTAATTTAGGTAATTTTACTTTAGCATCTGCCCATAATAATTTACAGACATAATAACAATCTCTAAAAGTACATCGCCAACGCCATTGTGTTTTAAATTTACCACCAGATTTTGTTTTACCTTTTACATCACGTCTAATTACTGTGCCAACAGCTAATATTTCATGTATCCAACGTATTACATTTTCATCTGTCATAGCTATTTCCATACTAATGCGCATAGAATTAGACATTCTATATCCAGGTTTACCCTTATGTTTCTTTTTCTTTTCCAGTCCTCTTCTAATGTGAAGACTACCTTCACCATCAAAGATTCCTGCAATATAACTTATATCACTTTGACTTATCATTTGTAATCGCCCATTTTAAACTTGAAGTTACCGGATCAAATCCATCAAACTCTAACTTAGTGCAGTTTGTTAGAAGGACCGTCATCGATAAGATCATTATCAACCGTTTCATAAAATTCCCCTTCCGAATCACAGTCCCAACATTGGTGTACTGTTGACTCATCTCTCTCTAAACTGGCCACTTTAACAAAGCCATTACCTTTGCAAGTAGGACATATGTGTATTGTCACTCTAGCTTTTTTTAATTTTGCCATTTAATTTTTTTACTTTCTCGTTTGCAATTGATTCTATTGTCTTTGCTATCGACAATTTAGCATCGGGCAATAATACCTTTGATAGTTTATCTAAAGTAGCGTATGTTTGCTTCGTTAGAGAAACATTTTTATATTTACTCATGTCTGTCATGCGTTTCCTTTCATTTTTAATAACTCATATATAGGTGATATTATAGGATTGTCAATGAAAATATTATTAAGTTTAATTATTTGTTCACAAATACAAGCTGTTTGTATGCCCGCTTATGAATGGCCTGAAAGATTTGACACTTCCTACGATTGTATGATGTTTGGTTATAATGAATCGATAAATAAAATGAAAGAAATTGGTCGAGAAGAAGCCAACAAACACGGTGTTTACATTAGATTTTTATGCACTCCAGAGGAGACTATTTGACAATGTGGCAAAATCATGGTAAGGCAAGATAATTTCTCACCATTACCTACTCTTACTTTTCCCTCTTTAGAGTAGGTCTATCTACACATACAACCAACTAAACTACCACTACCATCATTCATGATGTGTAAGTTTAATGTATCAACGT